AGATCCACTACCATCAGTGTTAGTAAATGCATATGGACCATATATTGGGTGTCCATCATATGCCCAACCTAGAATTGGTGAGTGATTGACACTAGACACCTCAACACCTGATTCTGCATCTCTGACAAGATCTGGGGTGCCATACAGAGTATTATCCTCTGCCTCTCCAGAAATAGCATATGTTGCTTCTCTTAAAGGACGAGGTGCATAAAGGTGCCCATACTCTAAAGAAGTGTGACTTAAATTTTCTTCTATTATACCATCATCACTTCCTATATTAATTAAGTTTCTTTCAAATAAATTTATCTGCCAAGCATGAATTTGTGCCTCTACCTGTGCAGTTAAACCTGGTGCTGTGATAACAAGATCAGTTTCACCATCCACATAACCTGCACCACCTTTAATTACTTTAATTTCATTAATTCTTCCTGTGGCAGGATCTGTAATAGGTGTTAATTGAGCAAAATTTCCTGTAGAGCTCTCAATAGTGACATCAGGTGGTGCCCAATAATTTCTACCTGAATTTTGAATTAAAACACTATCAATTTTTCCATTATTGATGACTGCTTTTGCTTGAGCAGATTCACCATTCTCAAAAGTGATAACTGGTTGCCTATTAAAGTTAATTATTTCAGATGCACCATATCCAACACCTGCTTGAGTTAAATCAACAGATGTTACTTCTCCTCTTATAATAGGTTGTAAGACTGCATTAAAGTTTTGTCCACCAACTCTTGTAGAAACTCCAATATTTCCTTCAACAGTGACAGTTATGGGTTGATAGTTAAATGATCCACCACCAGATTTTGTTATTTGAGCAAATACTCTATTATTATAATAATAATCAATTCCAGTTGATCCTATACCAACTTCAGTTAGATTAAATTCATCATTACTGATTTTTACAACATAATAATCTTTATTTTCTGCTAAACCAGTGACTGAATCACCTGTAACTGGTGCTGTATATCTAACTATCTCTTTATCAAGATATCCATGATTTTTGATCTTGATAGAATTAGTTGCAGTTACAATTCCTACAGAACTTATTGTTCTTTTTTTATTTTGATACCCACTTCCTTGATTTAAAACAGTTACGCTAGAAACCACTCTCTTTAAATCAAAAGCTTGAATGAATTGTCTTCCAGTTCCAAAAGATGTTAAATCAATTACATTAGTTTCATCTCTAGCATCAAGTTCAGTGTTGTGAAGTTTAATTTTAAAGTTATCTACAACTGAAACAAAGTATGAAGATCCAGTATCCATACCACCAACATTGGTTTGACCACCATTATCATAAATTACTCTTTCTGCATCTCTAAATTTGTGAAAAGTGGTAAATCCAATGGTATTATTAGATAAATTGACTCCATTGTTTCCACCAGATTCTTCTCCACTATTAAAAGGTAGTTTATGGACAAGAGCAACCATATTAACATCTGCTTCAGCAACTTCTGTGGCATT